TCCCCCATGCCTTAAATAAAGGACAGGATATTTTTCCGTGATATTATCATTATAGACAAGGGGGTTAGAACAAATTAATATAATAACTGAGACAAATAAGCCTTTATTTTACAAAGAAAAAGGTGACATTAAAGCACAAAAAGCGTTACTTTATAAATGTTGGTTTTTATAGAAATTACTTTAAAAAACGGCGCGCCAAATTTTGTTATTTTTTTATTCTTATTGCGAATCCGGAAACAACAGCAGATGTTACATCATAATTAAAAATTCGCTCTGTTTCATAAGTAAAAACAACTTGAGAAAGAGCATTAGCACCTTTTTCCCTCGAAATAGTTACTAAAGAATCTAAAGCTTCCTGAGCAGTAACGACTTCAATATCAACTACATCACTTCTCCTGGTTAGCCAGCGTCCGGCAGTGCTATCCCGAACCAGCCCTTTCTTAACTATTGCTGGTTCCAATTTCACTTTATAGTAACCTATAGGTTCTGACTCGCCTTCATACTGATTTGGAGTTATGAAAAATCCCTCCTCTATAAAAGGATAAAAGTTAAGGCCTGTAAAATAAGCCTCTCTCGGCTGGGTATAAATCAAACAGCCAGATATAAATAATAAATTGATAAACATTGCTAAAACAAAGTATTTCATTATTTTCCCCGATTATTTTTTAAGTAGATTCAACTTCTATTCCCTCAAGGCCAAAGCTTATGTCCCTGGCTTTATTCTTTAAATAATTCTGAAGGTTAACCAAATTCTTATTTTCTGCCTCAATATTTTTATAAACCTCAAGTAATAATTGCTTGAGATAATCATTCTCTTCTTTTAAGCTTTTCATATAAACAATAGATTCTTCAGCTACAATATTTTCCGGGTATACAGGAGAAGGCCCTAATAACCAATCCATATCACAGCCCAATTCGTATAGTTTTTCAATAAAATCAGCCCCGGGAACTGATTTTTCCTGAAAATACCTATATAAGTCTGTTCTGCTTTTACCAGTGGCTTGTGAGTAATGTGTTACATTCCCGCCAAACTTTTCATCCCCAAAAACTTTTATTTTTTGACCTAAATACATGAAACCTAAAAATAATGTTACGAATTTGTTGCAGTTAGACTTGACAAACTGTTACTGATGTGTTACATTTGAGTGTTTAAAAATGGTAACACTTTTTTTAATAAAAAATGAGCCTTATGCCGATTTACTATAAAATAGATATTCCTAAAACAGCCAAAGAGCTCGGTGTTTCCCGGCAGTACCTTTACATGATTTTGTCAGGTAAGCGTAAAGGCAATAAGTACCGGGAACTTTTATTTAAGAAGAACAAAAAACAAAGGTCAGCAGCATGATAGCTAATCTTTTGTTTTTGGGTACCTTAAATATAGCAAACGTTTTGACGGGAGTAAATTAAAAATATCGGGGATTTTTTGAATGCACTTTGTAACTGATATTAAAATAGCTGCTAATAAACTGATATTCGGCAGGGCTAAGGGAAAGAAAAATTACGATCCTTACGAGTGTGCTGACTACGTTAACCGTTCTTATAACTACTTATGGAAAATCTGCGATGTAAATAAAGATCATCCTATACCTCTCGAAGTGATTGTTCCAATAATGAATTTGAAAAATAATTATGAGCTGCTGGAGCTTATATGCTGGGCCTGCGGCGGTGTGTTTATTAAGCTGCCGCACGGCAAGATTAAAAGAGGGGACGGGCTTGATATCGCTGCTGATTATAGTGTACTGGCTTCTGAGGTATCGGCCCTTGTAACACGCGCCTTCCAGGACTCTTCCGACGATATAATGACTGATTGCTTAAACAAACTGAAGACTATGACCAGTGAGACTGTTTCGATGCATAAAACGATTGAACGGAAGGCATCTAAACAATTATCACTGGAGATGGCATGAGCACTCTGATTAACCGCGTTATATACTGCGATAACTGCAATGAAATTTACCCGGGGAATATTTACAGCTCACCGGCTGAACAAAGAACACAGGCAAAAGAAAAGGGGTGGTACTCCGAGATAGATCCCGCTGATGGAAAGATTTATGATATGTGTCCAACCTGCCATAACCGGATGAAACAAAAAGAATATACCTACAACTATTTTGAAGAGTAACAATATGAAAATAGATATGACAGGCATTAGAGCAGCTTACGCAAAATATTGCAAAATGAATGGTTACCAGGCAACCGTTTGTTTCACAATTGAAGAAAAAGAGATATTAATAAAAATGTTCTTTAATTAATTCTATGCCAAAACTAATTAACCGTGAATCCGTAATCGAAATGAAAAAGCAGGGCTTTACGTGTAAGCAGATTGCAGCACGCCTGGGATGTTCGCTAAGACAGGTTAAGAGGCTTACTAAAGGTATGCAGCGGGGCAAGGCTGTTGATTCGGAAGTTGAAAAAGTATCAAGAGAGTTTTTATCAGAATTTCTGCCGGGTACGGCTGTAGCTTTGAGATTTGGAATAACCAGGCAGGCCCTGACTACGCCGAAAGTTTACCTAACGAAGTGCTCTGACATAGTTGGGCTTCGTCAGGCAGGTCTGCCCGCCCATACCCCTCAAAGGGGAGATAAGGAGTTATAGATGATAAGAAGATTAACACATATAGATCCTGTTATTAAGATACAGATGAGGTTATCGTTTTGCAAAAACAGGGTTGAAGTACTGAAGCTTAAGCATAGTGAGGGTTCAGAGATTGAGATTGAAAGTTTAAATAGAGAAATAAACGAGATTGAAGAAAAATTAAATATTAAAAAAGAGGTTGTTATGCCAAAAAAGGAAATTGCTAAGTCAGTACCCGATTTAAAAGAAACCCACATTCTGAATGTATATGATGATGAAGAAAAAAAGTGGGTAGAAATCTCTCCCGAAAATCAACGGATGGCAGCCTATGTGCATCAGCAGGTGCTAATGAGTTCTTTTGTTACTGCTACTGCCATAAAGAAAATGTTTGATGAGCGCCTGTATCTTGCGCTGGGCTGCCAGGGCCGTGAAGAGTATATTGCTACGATGCTGCCAATGGGAAGAAGCCAGGCATATAAATATTATGCTATCGCTACAAAATATGAATCAGCTACTAAGTTATTGGCAGGTGACAATTATAAACCATTAGCAATAGAAAATGGGGCAGTCCACTTGAGTGGACTAAATGAAGAAGAGATAGAAAATGTTGCCGGCTTGAGTATTTCTAAGCTTTATGAACTTTCAACACTTGAAGATAATAAGCTGGCTGAACTAATGAAAAAGGGCAAAATAAAAAATGCAGAAGGAGATACTCTTGATATACAGGCGCTCGTTGATGTGACTGATAAAGAAGCTCAGAAAAAAATAGCAGCATTCAAAAAGGAATATTCTGCTAAGGTCAACCAGTTAACTGAGGAAAATAAACTGCTGAAAGAAGAGAGGAAAACTCTTGCCCGGGAACGCGATGATAATAAGAATAAAGTTGATGATCTTAAAGTTGACCTTGCTATATACGGGCCTAATGCTACTAAGCTGAAAGATAAGGCTGAGCATCTTGCTATTGCACAGAAGCTGCTTAACGAGGTTAACCTGGCTATCGTTAAGGCTGGTGTGCTTTTCTCAGATCCTCAAGGATTAAGGACTGACCTGATTAACACAATTCAAAAGATTGATGAGGTGCATAACATACTGAGCAATCATTACAGCGAAATACTGGCTGAGGCATAGGATGAAGCTTGCTAATGGTAACCAGGTAAAGGCGATTCATACTCTTGTTACTACGCTGGGTATTGATGATAAGGAGTATCGTGAGATGCTTGACGGTTACGGAGTTGTTACGAGTAAAAAGTTAAGCTTTGGCCAGGCAGGAGATTTTATTACTAAGCTTTCAACGCTTGTAAGGGTTGATGCTGCAAGAAAACAATACACCCCTCGCCCTGCGGGCACTCCCCTTAAAGGGGAGACTGTCAAAGTGTATGGGACTGGTGAAAGGAATGATATTACTAAGAAAAATTTAACTGATGAGCAGGCGGATAGAATTGAGATATTGAGATTACTCCTTAACTGGGATACTATGAGGCTTAGTGGTTTTTTATACAGGCAAACAGGGGAGCTTAGAGCTATTCAAATGCTGATGAATTACCAGGCAACGAAGGTAATAACTGGCATGACGAAAGTATTAGCGTGCTCACTGAAATCCCCTGTCCCGTCCGGGACACCCCCTTTAGAAAAGGGGGACATTTATAGAGAATTAAATAATATGACTAACCGGCAATTAAAGGATTTATATGAAAAGCTACAAAGAAATAAAATTGAAAAGCGGGCTAACTGTAAGGGATGATATTGTATGGAAAGGCGCTTGTGCTGCTGCTCCTACTGATGGCGGGCATATGCGTAAATCTAATGTTGTAAACATAAGAACTCCTAAAACTAAACCACAGGCAGCGTAAGGGCAGGGCGAAAGATTTTTCGCCCATACGAAAGGCAAAAATGGATAAAGTTGAAATGTATAACAATTGGAGTGCCGCTCCCCACGGAGCTAAAACGCGGGTAATAGAGCATTATATGAACGTTTATAATTGCAGTAAAGCTACAATTATGAGAGAGCTTGCAAAAACATATGGCAAGAAAAAAACAGTTGCAAGGCCGCATAAGGTAGATCCTGAAAATTTTCTGATTATGAAAATTATTAAGATGAAGATGTACGGTTACCAGGGTTTATCGGGCCGTGAGCTTGCTACTGATTTGTGTATCGAGATATTGATAAACGAAGGGTACAAAGAGGCGGAGTTCCTCACCGTCAGTACCGTTAACAGAAGGATGAATGAGCTGGGCTTCCGTGACAAAGATGTGATAGTCAGGGTGGAGGCCCGGTATGCTAACCAGCAGCATCAATTAGATTTTTCGCGTAGTAAATATTTCCAGTGCTGGAAGTTCGATAAAGTAAAAGGTGACTACCTATTAAAGGCAACATCAAAGCATTTGGCTTATAAAGAAAATGATTCAATGCTTCGCACCTGGTGGGCCGGGGTTACAGATGCATACAGCCGGGTTAGTCTTGCTCAATGTTATGTAGCTACGGGCGAATCTGTATTAATCGGAATTGATTTTCTGAACTTCGCTTATACACGTGTTGATGATCTGCATCCTATGATTTACCTGCCTGAAGTGCTTAAGACAGACAACGGGGCTTTTATTAAAAATCAAACCGTTAAAATGTTACTGCAAAAATTGAATGTAAAATCAGAGCTTAGCACGCCTTTGAAAAAAAGAGGTATACAAAAAAGAGAAAGCGCATGGAAGCTGCTATGGCGAAGGTTTGAACTTCCGCTGCTGGTTAACAGGAAGGAAGGCTTTACAATTCACCTGGCAGACTTTAACGAGCTTGCACATGAGTTTCATATAAAGCTTCTTGACTGGAATGTTCCGGGTAAACGTAAATCTATAACACGCGGGCATGCTTACAGAACATCCATTGCTGCACGTGAGCAGCGCATAATAAGTGTTGATATGAAAGAACTTCTTACACGGCCTTATACAAGGCTTGTAGGAGATGATTTATGTATCACTATCAAAAATCAGAAGTACCAGGCACCGCGCCAGTTCCAGGGCAAGCAGGTAAGCGCGTGGATAAATCTTAACGGTGAAGTTGTCGCCGAGCTGATAGAAGAGCCGGGCAGGCCTGTTATTATGCCTCCTGTGGATGGGTATGTAAGCCTGGGCGATTTCTCACATCGTGAAGCTCCGACATTCAGGCAGCAGATTGAGAATGATGTTAAACAGTCAATCCCCCGGATTTCCGCAGGCGGAAATCCACCCCCTTCCATCGAAGGGGGACAGGTTAGTTACCTGCCGGTACGGAAAAGAGAAATTGAAGTAGAAAACAAATTTGATACTGCTGTTTATGCAGACAATGTTCCTGAAGTATTCGCTTCAGAGTTTGCTGCTAAAAAATATATAGCAGAGCAGTTTGGCAGGAATGCCAGTTACGCAGATTACGCTGAGATATTTGATCCGCTGCTGGTTGATACGCTGAAGCGGGCTGATATTGATGCTGTAATAAGCGGGGTAAAAAATAAACAAGTGGCCGTGGGGTGACCTCACCCTGCCCTCTCCTTAGTAAGGAGAGGGTCTTAGAAAAAAATAAGTAGGAGGAAAAATGGACGAAGTACAAAAAAAGTTACTTGAAGAAAGCAGGCAGCTTTTCCCGGAAGCGGAAAACGATTATGTAGCTGTGGATCTTCATGCACAGAAGATTTATAAGGGAGCTATAGATCTTTCAGTCTCTGAGGCTGAATACAATGCACTCGGAAGTAAATACAGGGAGTTATGCGGCCTGCGAAAGTATTTACTTGAAACTGAAATTGAAAGGGAATCAGGAATTGTTCATGAATCAGCGGAATCAAAAGAATCAGTTAAATCAGAGGTCTGTGATGGATAGGAGGAAATGCTTGTATCATATTTTTTACGATGTGATGGATGGAGAAAAAATTGTGTGTTCAACAGACTCCTCTGTTGAAGCGGATGAAATGACTTCTGATAATGACTTGCAGAAGTTAAGAAAGGAATTATGCCAGTTTGAAGGCACAAACCAGGTGGTAATAAAAAGTCTTACAATAATTGGAATAAAAGAGAGAGAGTATTTGCTTCAAACTGAAATAGAAGCTGAGTCAGCAATCATTCCAGAGGAATCAAAAAAATCAGTTGAATCAGAGGTCTGTAATGGCTAAGAAGAAAAGAGTAAAAAAAGAATTAAGCGGCATTAAGATGATTAACAGCCGCGGGAAAGAAGTCCCTGTTGAGATGATTAGAAAAGATCATCTTAAAAAGGATAAGATAGTCAGTGACATTTTCAAGATGGTTGATGATATGCAGGGGAAACTTGTGAGAGTTAAAGGCAAGGTAATGGCCAAAACAGACACTTATAAAAACTATCTGGCTAAAGCTCATAAGACCGATATAGGTGACTTAAATAATCTTACCCTGACTAACTACAGCAACACTGAAAAAGTTATTATCTCATCAGCTGACATAGTTCAGCTTGATGATAAAAGGCAGATAGCTGAAGCAAAAATAAAAAGCTGTTTTGCCCGCTGGGGAGAAGGGGCTCATCCATACCTTAAGACAGTAGTTGATGAACTCTTTAAGACCAATAAAGAAGGGTATGTTAATATAACTGAGCTGAGAGCATTAAAGCAGTATGAAATAAATGATACAGAATGGCAGGAAGCGATGGAACTGCTTAATGAGGCTGAAATTATTGTCGGTAAGAGGCAATATTTAAGGCTGCAAAGAAGGCCATCAATAAAGGATAAGTGGGAAACTGTAGATCTTAATTTCTCTTCTCTTGAGGTAGACTAATGCCTGAAGCATATAGAAATATCTCAATCAGAAAAGAACAGTTTGAAGAGTATTATGCAAAGTGGGCAAAAGGAAGATTTTCTTCTGACAATCTGAAACTTCAGCAGCTGTTTAATGCATATCATATATGCGTTGAGGTGCTAAGCTATAGCAACTTAAAAACAGTGCTACCGGTGTTCCAGGTTGAATTTATCAAAATAATCGGGGCTTAAACCTAAAGGAGAGTGCCATGATAAATCTTATTCACAAATCGCTTCTTAATTATTTCGGCCTGAGTTCTTTGGGCCTGTACCACAATAAAACTTTTATCGACTTCAGGGATGATATTGTTGATGCCATAGTTAATAACCAGATGCTTCTTATACCGGGTGAATTTGGCAGCGGAAAAACATTTTTGTTTGAAGCTGCAGAACAGTATCTGAAAAATGGAAACAAGTTTGTCCGGGTTGTTAACCTTGATGTTGAGAAGTGTACTATAAGCAGTATTATAAATGCCTGTATATATGAGCTGTCAGCGGAAGGGCCAAAGCGTGACCTGGAAGCCAGGAGCCGCCAGTTTGTCCGTATTGTTGGTAAAGAGCATGTTGAAAAAGGAACAAACATATGTATAGTTATCGAAGATGCTCACCTGCTTAATAAGCATACATTCAAAGCGCTTAAGACTTTAAGAGAAGCCCGTTTTGCTGGTGTATGGCCTTTGTTCTCCGTTGTTTTAATCGGACAGTGGGAGATGATGGAGAAGGTAAGCAAGCGTAAGGAAGTCAGCTGGAGAACCTGTAAAGTATCTCTTGATGAAGAAAGCGGATGGATGACCTTTGAGGAACGAGTTGCTTTCCTCAGACTTGTATTTGGTGAAGCTATTTCAGCCCCGGCACGCCGGACTATTGCTCTTGTTAATAAGCAGCCTCTTCAGATGATCCAGTACGTAAGAGATAAAATGAAAGATGCAAAGAAAGTCGGTTATAAACAGATTGATACTGATGTTGTTAATCCTACCCTTAAGGAGCTATATGATGCCAGCGGAATGAGTACCAGAGATATTGAAAAGAAAACCGGTATACCTAATTCAACTGTTTACACTGCTATTAACAGCGGGATAAAAGATGAGCAGAAGATAAAGCAGATAAGAGAGCTTTTGTTAAGTGCTGTGAATGGGAAACCTGCCTGCCGGACAGGCAGGCAGGAACAGCAAAATTTATTTAAGAAAGTATCATAGGGGCGAAAAATCTTTCGCCCGTACGCAGTCAAAGCAAAAGGCAAATAAAATAATGGCAAAAAAGAAAGACATAGATCCTGTATTAAAATTTAGAGAGTATGCAAAAGATGATCCCAAGTTTGCTGAGATAATTTATGGAAAATATCCTCATACTATGTCAAGAAAGGAAAGAGCTGATTTAATAAAGCTAATGATATCAACTGATTATCATTTAAGAAGCATCTTTGACCTTCAGAAAATAGGTTATACAGAAAGAGATTGTTTGGAAATCGCATTGATAGATTACGGACATCAGTTAGCAATTGTCGGAGGCTTATTTCCTTCTCTGGCTAAAAGATTTAAGAGACGCAGGGAATTAAATAAATAATGTGCCCCAAATGTAAAAATAAAAAATTCAAACGTACTGATGAGGTGCCCTGGCCTGTCAAGACTTATAAGACTGACAGGGTATCAAGGACTAATATTGTCTATCGTTATAAGGTATGCTTGCAGTGCGGGCATAAATGGATCACAAAAGAGGATTACGAGAGAGATGTTAATGTACAACCGGGGTTGTTTCAAAATGCCTGATAACTCAAAAAAAATTATTCTCGATTTATGCGGCGGGACAGGCTCATGGAGCAAGCCCTATAAAAAGGCCGGGTATCAGGTAATTGTAATAACACTGCCGGACTATTCTGTTACAAATGTTGTTTTTTATCCCGACTATATGATATTCAAACATCAAACGTTACTAACACATGATTTAGTCATTTCATATGAAAGTGTATACGGAATATTAGCAGCCCCGCCGTGCACAATGTTTAGCTTTGCCAGAGCCAATGCGATAAGGAAAAGAAATCTCAAAGAAGGGATGATTACAGTTGAAGCATGCCTTAGAATTATATGGGCCTGCCAGTTTAGTTATTGTCAGCAAAAGCACGGTTATAAAACTTCTCTGAGGTTCTGGTCACTTGAGAATCCGAACGGCTTCCTTAAGTATTTCATCGGCAAGCCTGTATTTGTTTTTCATCCTTATGAATTCGGAGATATGTATACAAAGCAAACTTATCTCTGGGGAAATTTTGACGTACCGGTAAAGACAAATAATATAAAGCCGGTTGATAATATAAAATTCGGGGTAAAGACTACAGCGCTGAAATCAATAGCAGATATTACTTTCAGGGATACCAAAAACAGGCAGATGCTAAGATATATTACCCCCCCTATTTTGCAAAAGCATTTTTTGAGGCTAATCAGTAATGGCTGTTGATATAAACAGGTTAAGAGAATTTCAGAAAGAAATTGCAGAGCTTGCAAGGAAGCTGAGTCCTGAAGCTTATTATGAAGTTATACAGGATAAGATTCTTGATTATATATTTAAGCATCCTACTGCTGATATAAGCGAATTAAACAGGGCGCTTACACAAGCCTTTGATCCTGAATTTGTAAAATGGCTTACGCAAATAAACCGCTCTTACAATGATTCTCTTGACCTCATCAATGATCTTTACTCAGACCTGGGATTTGATATACAGCGCGATATGCCTGTAATAAAAAGGCTGGAAAAAATAAATACTTTAAGGCTGGGCAATTACAGGGAATCAACTAAGAAGGAAATTCAAAAGGCTGTTAAAACAGGTATCCGGGAAAAGCTATCGCATAAGGAATTAACTGCAAATATATCCAAGATATCTGATAAAGCTTCAGCTTATGGAAGTGTTATTGCAGCGACTCAGCTTAAGGCATATAACCGCACAGCCAAGCATGAGAAGGCAAATATAGCAGGGATATTTTACTATGAGTATATGGGGTTGTTAAGGGAAACAAGCCGGAAGTTTTGTAAAACAATGTTAGGCGCTGTTCTTCATATTGATGACATTAACAAAATAACTGAGGCTGAAGTTGGCCCCGCTTATATAGCTCCATGTATTATTTATTGCGGGGGCTGGAATTGCAGGCATGACTGGGAGCCGGATCCGACGTATAAGCCGGGCACTTCATCCGGCATAAGTGTGAGCGAAAGAAGCGGTTTCAAAAGGGCTGCATCGCTGGCAGACGCAGAGAGCTTTGCACGTGAAAGCAGGATTGCAAGTGTTGTAACTTATTCCGGTCTGGATCTGGATATAGCAAACAGGATAAATGAGACTCTTTTCAGCATTAAGCAGCAATATAATTTAAGAGCTTTAACAAATATTGTAACAACTTCACACGGGAATGCCTGGGCAAGTGCAAACGGCAATACTTTAAATCTTAATGTTAAAAGCTTCTTTAATGCAAAGCAGATTGAAAAGATGTATAACCTTAGCGTTGAAAATCATGTAAAGACTTATTCAAAGGAGCTTGAAAAATATAAGAAGCTTCTGGAACTGCATCCGGAAAGCAGGTTTTATGAAACAGCAATAAAAGAGCTTGAGTTCTCCCTGAGATTCAAAAGGTATAATGTACTTTATAAAGGAAAAGAGGCTGAGGCATGCGTAACTCACGAGCTGGGGCATGTATGGCAGGATCAGACTACAGGAATGATTAACAGGATGCTTGCATCAGGCCGTTTCAGTGAGGAGGAGAAACAGAAGCTTAACCGGGAGTGGACGGATATATATAAAGCGTCAGTTAAAAACGGTGATATCTATACCGTCAGCGGCTATGCTTATACAAAAGCAAACGAGTTTTTTGCTGAGTGTTTTACTATGTATAATTTTAAGGAAAAGCTTCCTGGGCGTGTAATTAAATTTTTTGAGAATTATATAAAAGGATTAAAAAATGACTAACCAATGTATTAACTGTAAGCACTTTCTGGGTGTAAACAAATGCGCTGCTTTCTGGGAAGATGGAAAAACCATCCCCCAGGAAATATTAGACGGAGAGTTTGACCATACAGAAAAACATCCGGAGCAGGATAATGATATTCTGTATGAGCCAAGAGAAGAAGTCAGAACCGCTGATTCAGCTGATTAATGTGATTACACTGATTAGAACAATAAAAAACAAAAGGAGAAAAAAATGGATAATCAAAAATTATTTGAAGCTGCTAAAGAAGCTATTGATGAGTTATACTCTGACAGGTCTGTCAGCCAGGCAAAAGCAATAGAGAACCTGGAAGAGCTTGAGGTATTTATCCAGTCCCTTAAAGACACTTTGAACCCGAGAAATAAAATGATACGTACATGCAGAGTGTGCGGGTGTACAGATTATGACTGCTCACAGTGTGTTGAAAAAACCGGCCAGCCTTGCTACTGGGTTGAAGAGGATCTGTGCAGCGTGTGTGTAAAAACAATTAAGGCTATATCATGCAAGCAGCCCTGGGCTAATATGATTAGTTATAAATTTAAACTCATTGAAACAAGAACCTGGAAAACTGAATACAGGGGCGACCTGCTTATTGTATCCTCCCTGAAGCCTGATAAACAGATGATTGAAAACCTGCGTGATTCATTTGACGGCATCCAGGGTGTGGCTGAATTTTATGAGCAGAATATTTTACAAGGCCCATATGGTATGGCAATATGCGTTGCTGAGCTATACGATATAAAGCTTATGACAAGAGGAGCGGATGAAGCTAATGTATGCTGCTTTATTTATGATGGTGCATATTCATGGTTCCTCCGCAACATAAGGCCGGTAGTTCCTTTTCCTGTTAAAGGGCAGTTAAGGTTGTTTGATGTACCTGAATCACTGATTAAATATAAAGAGGCTCTATAATGCCAGTATGCAGTACGCAGTCGGCAGCCTGCCTGCCGGACAGGCAGGCAGTCAGTCAATTGGATTTGTTTTTGGGGAAAAGGCCAACATGGCTAAACATCTTGAATAAGATTTATAGGATGAAAATAAATGTTGTCTTTTATAATAAATCTCAGATTATCTGTATCGTAAACGTTCACGCATGGCCAACAAGATCTCTTATAGCGAAAGGTTATATAGGGAATAACAGCATAGATATAGCCTCCAGGTTGATGCATGATTATGAAATAAGAGAAGAAAGAGAAAATAAAAGAGTAAGATACTGGAAATATTCGAACTGGAACAATCTCATACAAGATGAAATAGAGGCTGGCAGTAGTCAGAAATTTATTGACAAATTAATTAAAGCATCGAAAAAATTTCCCATGAGGCAATAATGAAAAATAGAAAAGTGAAATACTGCTGGCTGGCGTTTGCACTGGTTATTTATGTAATCATTTTATCTTATGCATTTATCATGAGGAGGTAATATGGAAGATTGGGAATATTCACACTACACCTGTCCCAGGTGTGGCGGACAACTTGCAACCCGCGATTGTGAAGATTGCGGAGGGGAAGGGTATAATGATGACCTTTATGAAGAGGATCCTTTGTGGTATGATGAAAATGAATTTGAAAAGTGCTCTCATTGTAAAGGTGATGGTATCTTCTTCTGGTGCCCGAATGAAAATTGCCATCCAACTGACAAAGAAATAACTGATTCAATTAATGAGCAAGCAAAAAATGATATATGGGAGTAATTATGCTCCTTGCACAGGCTGAGGCAATAGCCGGAAAATATTTTAGGATATTCGAGCCGCACTGCACAAAGATTGATGTGGTGGGATCTGTACGCAGGAAAAAAAATGATGTGCATGACATTGAGTTACTTGTTATTCCCAAAGGTACCACGGTAGAAACAGGAGATATGTTTAATCCTACTGAAACAATAAGAGAGCCTGAGTTTGTAAAGCTTGTTAATTCTTTTACAAGGGTTAAAGGCAACGGAGAGGGCAAGTATGCGCAGCTTATACTGGAGGAAGGTATTAACCTTGATTTATTTATTACTACTCCTGAGCAGTGGGGCGTAATAAAAATGATTCGTATCGGCTCTGCTGCTTTCAGTCAGCGCATGGTTACAGAGATTAAGCAGCGCGGGTATTTTGTGAAGGATGGCTTCCTTTGGAAGGGAAATAAAGTCGTTCCCACTTATAGTGAAAGAGATTTTTTCTTTAAGACACAAACTGAATGGGTTGAACCAGATATGAGGTATTTTTAATGCCAGGTACTAAAGAGAATATATGAACTTAAAAAAGATACCCGCCCCTCCTAAACCTACCTGCCCCGTATGCGGGGCGGATCTTCAAAATCCCGGCAGTGACAGGATAGCTGCTTTGTTTGATTTATGGAAAAGTGTTAAGACTGATATGATTCTTCTTAACATGGGTCAAAGAATGTTTGCAGAGAGGCTTGTTAAGGAATATGGATATCAAAAAGTGTTTGATGCATTTGTAGAGGCATGCGCTGAGACAGAAAGGATGAAGCTCTCTTATGTCAGAGGTATACTAAAGGGAGAATACCAGAAAGAGCATATTAAAAAAGAGAAGGCTGAGGCACAGGCTAAGGCAAGGGAAACACAGGCTAATGTGAAGATAGGGGGTTTTGACTTTTCGGAGTTTACTAAAAAAGGGCACGGAAATGATAAGGCGTCTACACCCCCCCAACACCCCTCGCCCTGCGGGCACTCCCCTCAAGAGGAGACTTCTGAAGAACGCAGGATAAAAGAGGCTAAGTTTGAAGCTGAGCTATTGCAGAATGATCCGCGGGCGTACAAGGAGTATATGGATAGGAAGCATACTCACTGACTGCTGACTTGCGGTTTATAAAAGCTGGCACCCGGTAGGACGGCCCGGAGAGAAGTGAGATGTGCTTGTAAGGGCGAAAGATGTTTCGCCCCTAAATTAAAATCTTTATCATCGCTTCAAGGTAGATGCAGGTGTACGAATTGTCCTGGAATAAGATCCTGCTGATGAGGCGCTCACGGTCAAGTATATACTCAACTGTTTCTTCATCATCATCAGTAAATTGCCAGGCGGGGTTATCATCAAGGTACTTACCAATATCAGATGCAAGCTGAAGGTTATTGTTACGGTTGCTTTTTTTATCGTAGCTGTCTGACCTGGTTAAGATAATAATATAAAACCTGTGATCCCGGGGAGTCTCACCTGCTGCCGGGCCTTCCATCAACCGCACCAATGCGGCTGATGGCATGATGTCGCGCAGCTTGTTAACATCGCCCAGCTCTCCTGCGTATTCTTTAATGTGCTTACAATTGTAAGCCCCTACATTGCCTGTTTTGAGATGGCTTACTAAGGCACGCTGTGCCTGGTATATGTCGTTGTACATTGTAACCTCTAATCTGAATAAGGATCGTTAAACCATTCGTCAAATATCCTGGGCTTTGCATTAACCTCACCCCCGGCCCCTCCCCTTAGTAAGGTGGAGGGGAGCAGAGATATTTCTCCTGCTTTAAACTGCTCAAGTCGTTCTATAAGTGCTTCATATTCTTTAACAATGAAAGGCTTTACTTTAAATTCAACATCTCCCTGTGTACGCATGAAGCCGAAGTACCTGGTAATAATAAGTACCATGCGCTTTACCTGGTCAGTTATTGGTTCAGGGAATATAATATACTCCTGCAGGTGTATTTCTGCCTGGTCAAGCTCGGCTTGCAGGATTGTTTCTGATGCATCGCCTTCAGCATCAAGGAAAAATTTATCCCAGAGAGGGAAATATTGTTTGATATAGTCTTTAGTTACTGTAGACATATTAACTCCTTTAAAAGTCCCCCCTGCCTGCCGGACAGGCAGGCTTTGAAGGGGGCAGGGGGATGTAGACGGGCTTTGCGTAAACCCCTATCTACAATACACTCCCCTTTATTAAACTGAAATTTTTTAGTAGTTCTTCATCAACAATTTCTGCAAGTTCTTTTTCTTCCTGCTCGCTGATATCCCAGAAGTGAAATATCTTCCTGTTACGGCCTGCTCCCATGATTGACAGGTACTGCATAATTAATTCTTTCTCCGGCTTCTGTATAAATATCTCAACTGATTTATAGTCGCTGCTTACTTCGTCTGTTATCTGCTGAAGCATACCGGTGATGTCGTCAAAGGTTAGGGTGATTGGATGTATCGGCAGCCCTGCCTTTGTCCTTTTCTTTGCATACCCGGGACTGTATTGCCCGAAGCTTGTACCTTCTACGGCGATACCCTGCTGAGTCCGCTTCTTAATTTTGAACTCAGCGGCAAGGGCAAGCTTCTGCATCATTTCCTGGTTGCGGAATAGCGAGAGTATTTGTTGTACTATTTCTTCGACCACTGATTACCCGGATTTACGCTGATTAAAAAACATGATTTTTTTGATTAAGCTGATTTTGAAATTCTAAGATAATCTCAGTTAAAAATAAATTTGAAATAAAACCGTTCAGTAACCGTTCAGTGGGCTCTATACGAGAGCCTGCCCCGGAATCCGGGCATTTGTATTGTCAAGGCATTTTTAATGCTGTATGCGTTAAAACACAATTTCTGAATTTAGCACATTGCAATGGACTCCCCTCAAGGGGAGACTAATCCAAATTGAATTCCTGGGCGATGGTGCGCTTTTGTATGGGATCTTCTGAAACAATCGGGATGCCCATATCTTTATAAAATTCGGGGGCAATTTGCGCGCCGCCCTCGATGGCCTGCTCGGCGGCCTGCAATTTTGTTTTTGCATCAATGGCGTCTGACTTATCAATTATAAGTTTTGGATAAACAGAAGTATTATAATTACGGTTGACAATCATTTTTATGAACGTAGTTATTTTTTCTTCTATCCAGAATATATCATCTATGGCAATTCCTTTTTTTACTTCGATGCCTGATGTGTTATCGCCTATCTGCATTTTGCTGTCAGAGCCAGCCGCATCTTTATGTCCGAGAAGGGCAAGTGAGATGCCTTCCATGCAGGTTTGCAAATACTTTTGCTGGTCGCCTGTTGAACGCTGTGCTTCCTCGATTTTTAATTCAGTGCCTTTTGGAAAACGTCCAGTTGTTGAGCTTGCCATTTTTTTAAGGCTTGAATCAACGTTATCAAGAGTTTCTTTATCTGCGTTGGGAGGAACAAAGGCAAAGATAAAAGGCTCGCCGAACCGCTCCAAGAAGGATGACCAGTTTTGCTCGCCGAATTCTTTCATAATATAATTCTTAAGCACGTTAAGCATTATAGGCTTGCGTGAGGACTCAAGTACAAATGCAGAGTCGGCAGGAATTTCTTTCAGTGTTTTGCCCCAGTCAACTTTAAGTATATTGTCTTTGGGATCATACCTGAAATATTTTTGTGCAAGCTTTTCGGCGTAAACCGGTATTTGCTTCCCGTTTGCTATGTCCCATTCAAGCGAGATGACAGAATAATATTTCATACGTGCATCTATCATATCTTCAAAGAATTCACGCATGAATAAGTTGTTGAACACTTCCTGGACGAATTCAGCAATTTCTTTATCATATGCACTGTCGGTTGCAGGCTGCATCTGGAATTTACGTTTATAGCCTAAGTGCCTTGCAGCCAGGCAGCCGGATATAAAAGAATCAGTCTCGGCCCTGTCAATCAGGGCAAGCAGGTACCTGTAGTCCCCGTTAAGCCAGCTTGAATAGGCCCGCTTATAATATTCGGGTGTAAATGCAACGTTGATGCTGCCGATGTTTTTATTTATAACTAAAACTTGTGTTGCCATAACCTCACCTGTTAGAGAGCCAGTCGGTTTCTTCATCTTTGAACCGGCGCTGGCCTGTTGATTTAAAAGAACCGGTATTTACATACCTGGGAAGCATAATAAACGCTGATGCAGTCGCGTCAAGCCCGTCAAGGCGTGTTTTGTTTTTGCCGAAGCTTATGTACTGAGTTTTCCATACTGTGTAATCATGCCTGCCTGTTATAAGCGCATTTATAAGTATGTGCCCCTTCTGAAAGGGGAATACCAGGTTCATTATGCGGCTCTCTTTATCAGAGCCGTAAAACTCGCTTGTATTGTCTTTAGCATTAAATAAAATTATAGGCAGGTAAATTTTATGTTTTTTGCGCCAGTTATCGTAATAGGCGGAGGCATAGTCCCACTGCTGAAAATCATTTTCCCAGCAAATTGCTTTATGGTTAATGGTATTTATTTTAACCATAGCCAGGTAATCAAAAAATTCCGGGAAGCCTTCTTTACGTATATATATATCAGTGATGTAGCATTTTTCAAGCTCTGCATCAATGCCTATTGTTATTGCTGCCTTATCGCATGCGGCAGGACTCTGGCCATGAGAAGGATCCACACCGGTAATACTGGCAGCTATTTTTATAAGGTTAAGATTTATAGTATTGAGCCAGTCGGTATTAAATATATCTCCCTTCTGAATAGGATCATTCATATAGTCACCCATCCACACTTCATAGGGAATTTCTTTAGAGAGCTTAACAAGTTCTTCAGTAGTCCAGAAACTGTCAGGCCAGTTTGTTTTTCCTTCCTCATTTAATGCAGGAAGATTAAAATGAGTTTCAGGATGTGCATCTGCATACTCCTTTCCCGGACTATCGGTGGAGCAATAATTGAAAAACCAAATGATTAATCCACCTGGTCTTAACTGACCTGTACATTCAGAAGTAACAAAATCGTATACCTTTTTATTATCAACCTCTGACTTAACGGAATTGCGGTCAAACAAATCATCTACTATTATAATTTCAAACCTGTTAAACTCCTCATCAAAAATATTTCTTATTCCCTCCCGGTATCCAAATGCTTTAAGATTTTTAAAATTGATTATATAATCCCCGATTCTGTCCTGCTGTATATTCACATCATAGTCATACATCAATTTTTTATTTCGCTTCATTAGTCTGACCAGGCTGGCTGTTCTTGCCTCTGCAAGACTTTGCGTCCGTAATCCAAGTCCGAGTAAACCGAGCCCCCCAATGCACATGGATTTTACAAATTTAGTAGTATAGCCAAAAGCTGATTTACCAAATCGTCTGCAACCGGATACAGTATAAAAACCTGTCTTACATTCAGCTATATAAAAATGAAGCGGGTTAAAGCTGTCCCTGAATATCTGGGGAAAATAAATTTTGCAAAACTGAAAATCATCAACATCTGCAAGTTTACGACGCTGGGCCTTCAGTTCCGGAGTAAGTTCTTTTTCAGTAGCTTCAAACTGGACGGAATCGAGGTAGTGCTCAAAGTCGTCATCAAGCTGCTTAAATAATTTTTCACTCATTATATACCAAGCTCCAGTTTTTTACGAAGCTCGTTTTTAAAATGACGTATAGCATTAAGCAGCTCGGCTGTAACCTGGTCGGAGTAATGCAGCTTAAGAAATTCTATAAGCTTCTTCAGCAGCTCGTACATCATAGGTACCTGGAATTTTTTATCAACTATTTTCTCCAGAACTTTCTGAGTCTTGGCTAACGCATCAGCCTGCTTTGGATCCCAGTTCTCAACGTCATCAGCAAGCAGGAAATTAATTCTTTCAAGCACTTTACTTGCCTGGGCCTGCGGAGATAATGCCAGATACTTACCGTCTGCTTTTTCATTGCGTTCGTCAGCCCAGCTTTTGCCGGTACGTGCATCCTTCTTTGTTGCCCACTGCTGTATGCACTGAGCTGAAGGTGAGCCGTCGTAGTAGTCAGATATTTTCTGATAGCTCTGCTCATGCTCAACGAACATCACTCTGCATTCAGCTTTTAATGTACTGTCATATCTTTTACGCCTGCCGGGTTTGTTGCTCATATTTTTCCCTGTAATTAATTCGTTGGGGCGAAAAATTTTTCGCCCGTACAAATATAGAATCTATGGTTCAGGGAATAGATTAGATTAATTCCATATGTATTAGTGGAAGGGAAGTTCTTTAATAGGTGAAGCTTGCGGAATATCTTTGTTATCAGAGTTGGGGCGAAAAAATCTTTCGCCCGTGCAAATAAATCAAAATTGATGTTTTGATTTGAAAGTGTTCAAACGTAATGAGGAAATTTTATAAATGCAAACCCGACCGCTGATTAAACTGATTAACCTGCCCTCGTTGAGGGCAAAATGAAAAAGGCTTTGATATACATATACGACTATATAGGCAGCGAGGCTGTTAATGCTAATTATATAAGGCAGATTGTTAGTCAGTATGAAGACCAGGGATATAATGAGTTTGAGCTACATATATCAAGTATGGGCGGCAGTGTTTTCGAAGGGATTGCTATTTATAATTTTCTTAAATCAAAAAGCGTAGAAGTATATGTTGAAGGAATAGCTGCGTCCATTGCATCGGTAATTGCTATGTGCGGGCGGAAGATTTATATGAATAAATCATCAATGATGATGATCCATAACCCGTGGTTGTGGGAAGGCGGCGAAGCTGATGAGATGCGTAAGAAAGCCGATATGCTCGACCAGATAAAGTCTGCCATAGTCGAAGCATATAAAGAACGTACCAGGCTAAGTAAGTCAGAGCTTGAAAAAATGATGGATGAGGAAACATGGCTAAATGCTGCTGAATGTGTAAAAAAAGGATTTGCGGATGAAGTATTAAAAGCCTCTACAGCAAAAAATTATATAGCTGTTTATGCTATGACTATTGATGATGAAATTCCAAATAAAAATAAGGATAAGAAAATGACAAAAGAATTTTTAGCAAAATTAGGTCTGCCTGAAACAGCTACTGAAGCTGAGGCGCTGGCACGCATTGCAGAAATAAATGCAGGCAGGTATGAGTTGAAAAATGATGTCTATGTAAAGAAAGAAGAGCAGCCTGTAACCAAACCGCAGGATAAAACAGAAACAACTCCATCTGATAAAAAAGATGAACTTTCTGAGTCTGTTAAGGCATTAACTACACAGGTAACTGAGCTTATGAATAAAACAAAAGACGCTGAGGTTATTGGCCTGGTTGATGCTGCTATAAATGACTGCAAAATCCTTCCGAAGGACAGGGACATTTATATAACAGCAGCCAAAGCTGACTTTGCAGGTACAAAAGCAAAGCTTGATGCGTGCGCTAAGAATTCTGTTAAGCCCGGGACTGTTACGGTAAACAAAGAAACCGGTGAAGAAAAACCACAGACTTCTGCTGATAAGGTTAAGGCAGCTGCTGATGCATTCAAGGCTCAGGGGAGAGTGCCGCAGGCTGCTAAAGCTTAGGTATGAATTAATTATGAGGCTGGGAATCCCCCAGCCTTACGGCTGGCCCCTTCAAGAAGGGGCAAATTTTTTAATTGAAATATGAGGTTAAAATGTTACTAAGACAGATATCACCAAGTGACCCGGTTACAGCAGTTGTTATTGATGGGCTCGAAAGAAGCTGTCCTATTCTTTCTGATGCTCAGTTCTACAGCAGGCCCGGGCCTGCTGATAGTGTTAAGCGGGCTAAGGATACTGAGGAAAAAGAGGAAATCTTCAGGGAGCTTAATACTAATAACACGGCACAGGCATTTACCAGGACTTACGATCCTGTAGTTAAAAAGATTGTCAGCTTTGACACTAAAGCTGATGTTGCCCTGGAAGACCGTAATGAAGATCCTGAAGCTGAATTGGCGCAGGAGACAAGAGTTCAGGCCGAAAGTGTTGGCTATACTCTCCAGGAAAAGTTCTTTGAAGGAGACGTTGATGACGATGAAAAAGAATTTAACGGCATGAGAGAGCTGACAGCTGCAACTGGCAAAATTGTTTTTGCAAATGATTCGGCTGATGGCGTTGTACTTGCACTCGGTAACAGTGATATGGCTGTAGCAGCACAGCAGACTGCAATTGAATCACTGTTAAAGTTTTTTGCATGCATCAGGGGCGGTGCAAGTCATGCTTATATGAATGAGTATCTCAAAGTCAGATGGTTAACTATTGCAAAGAACCTGGGTTATTACAGGCAGAGCAAGGATGAGCTTGGCAACTTAATTGATATGATTGGCGGTACTGTAATACGCGGCGCCGGTTATACCGAGCCTGGTACTCCGCTTCTTCCTTTCACGGAGGAAAATAACAGCTCGTCTATATTCGCATGCAGATGGGGTGAGAGGGTTGATTTAACGGTTCTTACATCTGTCGGTGTTAAAGGCAGGTATGCAGGGCAGATAGGCAACTTCCTTATTAACAACGTTAATATGGATGCAGTGATGCACTTGCAGAATCCAACTGCGTTGTATCAGTGCAAGGGATGGAAACTTGCTTAGGAATCCCCTGGCTTCGCCACCCCCCTGCCTACCGGACAGGCAGGCTTTATTAAAGGGGGACAATTGAAATTGTTCTGATTCATTATTCTCCATACCGGGTTGGGTAATGCCCTCCCGGTATTATAAAATTGAAAATAATTTTTAAGAGGCTTATATGAAATTTTTATTGGGTCTATTTTCTTCCGGAAAAAGGGGCGAAAAATTTTTCGCCCGTACGGGCAATATAATTTTTGCCCTGTTCTTCGTGGCTGTTTTTTTATTTCCGCCTGTTAAGGCACAGACAGCGGTTAGTGATTCGGGAAGCTTCTATACAACATCTGTTGGTACTGCAAGCTTCACGGCATCAGGGTATCTGAAAAATACAGATACAATTTATACCAGGTCTTTCTCTTACCCGGCGCAGTATGATTCAAACCATACATTTTATATGAAAGCTTCAGGCGATTCTATAAAACTTAAAATTGTGCTGCAGGAATATGCGGCGGGTACCTGGTCAACGTTAAAAACGATAAATGATTCTCTTGAAGTTAGCACGCTATATAGTAAGGATGAAAATTTTTCCGAGATAGCAAGGCAATATAGGTACGTTATAATAGGGCTGCCGGAAAATGCACCGGAAGGAAGCCCAATAAATGGATATCATACCGCATGGGCGTTGGAGGATAGATTCAAAAGATGGCCATATTAGGGGCGAAAAATCTTTCGCCCCAACAGGCAGATGGCCTTCCGGCACCCGGGCTGTCTGCCGATTTTAATTGGCAATAAAACGCAGGAATATAATGGCTCAGTTTCTTCTGACATATAATAAATACAAAAGCATCGAAGGGACATATAGCAATGATCCTGATGATGCAGGCGGTGAGACCTGGTGCGGGATTGCAAGGAATTTTAATCCCGGCTGGCCGGGCTGGAAAATTATAGACAGCTATAAATCTGTTTATTCTGCCAGGATGAACCTGGTTGATGCTCTTAAGATTAACCCGGATCTGGAAAAGCTTGTTTATGATTTTTATAAAAAAAATTACTGGGACTTTTTCCAGGCCAACGGACTGCCACAGATTATAGCTGATGAGCTTTATGATATAGCTATCAACTGCGGGCTTGTTACCTGTGTTAAGTATCTGCAAAGTGCTTTGAATCTGCTTAACAGAAATGTCAGTCTTTACCCTGAGCTGCTGGTCGACGGAATATTCGGAGTAAAAACAATGCAGACGCTTGTTGTTTCACTCAATAAAAACGGGGAGAAACTTTTATTTAATGTACTCAATTGCTTCCAGGGTAAACATTACATTGAGTGCATGCAGAAAAAATCCAGCAATGAGAAGTATGTAGGCTGGTTTAACAGGATTGATATTAAACATTAGACCGGGAATCCCCTGGCTTTGCCACCCCCTTCCATCGAGGGGGGACTTATTATTAAAATAAAGGAGTTTGAGATGAGTGAAGTTATCGATCTTAAAATTATTGCAAGAGGGCCTGACCTTCAGAAGGTCACTAAAACAACTTTTGATGTTAAGCTTCCTGATACAGCAGCTGAACTGTTAGAAAATAAAGAAGGCATATCTGAAACAAAGGATGTGTTTGCGCTGCTGTGTGAAGTTGGTAAGTTTTATAAATCAGCAATGGCTGATGATGGTAAGATTACTATCAGTGACGGGCTAAAGCTTGTAGGAGTTGTTAAAGCTGCTCCCGCTGCTGTTATCGGCTTTAATAACGTTGATGATGAGCTGACTGATAAAATTACTGATGAAGAAAAAGCAGAGCTTAAGAAAGTTATAATTGAAGCCGGAGTTATTGAGGGCGACGCTGAGGCTGCTGTACTGGATGGAATAGACCTGGCTATTATGGCTAAAGAGTATGTGCAGAAGTATTTTATAAAACGGTCTCTTTAGTAAAGAGACAAGGAATAATTGTATGTTCAAGAAAGCATGGAACTGGTTAAGCGGAAAGAAAAATAAAATAGGCAATGCAGTATTATTTATTGCCGGCGCGGCTGAAACAGCTTCATCACTCGGATTGTTTCCTGTGCATACAGCAGCTTATAAAATAGGCATCGGCGCCGGAGTCCTAATTAAGGGAGTGGGGCTCTGGCATAAATTCAAAAAAGGCGAGTTGAGTTTGGAGGATATTAAAGGATTGAGAAAGAGTCTTCAGTCCACAGGAAAAGCAAAGTAGGCAAATGGAAAAGATAGAGAGCAAAAGTTTTCGATTACAGGTTTACCAGTTTATCATTTACCTGGTAGCTTTAATTATTACTGCTATGCTTGCCTGGGGAACTATGGACACGCGTGTATCTGTTATTGAAACAAGGATGGAGAATAAAGCAGATAAGCAGGAATTGTTTCAGAGGCTTGATGATATGCGTGTACGCATTGAGCAGAAGATTGAGACTGAAGTTAATAAAATTAAAAAATAGGGGAACATCCCCCAGCCCCCTTTTCTAAGGGGGATTATTTAAGGAGATAAAATGGCTATAGGAAAAAAGAAAGGCGGAATTGTTAAGTGGGCAGGCGGCTTGATGATGATAAAGGAAGTGCAGAGTACAGGGGCTGATTTGTTAGGCACTGCTGATACATTTAAATCTTTATCATACATAAAAACTGCCAAAATTGCTTACGCTGTTGATTCTGAAGAGCTGACAGATGAAACCGGCAAGTTTGTTAAGCTCCTGGAAAATACTGAGAGCTGTAAAGTTACAGGCAACTTCCTTCAGTCTGATGGCGATTTAATTACATTCATGACAAGCGGCTGCCGCGGCAAGTATTATGCCCTTTATAGATATGAGGGTGTAGTTGATGGCAAACACCAGGAATTTTTCTTTCCGCTGGTTCAGTTTAAGCCATCTCTTGAATTAGAGAGCGGAACAAAGCAGCCTGCTTTTGAAATTATGTGTCTTGTTGCTGATGCTGAAATTACTATTGATACTCTTGTATTACCAACAGGAGCAAAAACAACTGCTGATGTAGTAATACCTGCAGGAACATATTTCAAAATTGTTGAAACCGCAGTTAGTTAATCATCCTTTCCCCCTCTCCTTGATATAAGGAGAGGGCCGGGGTGAGGTTGTCAGAACGCAAAATGTAAGGTATTAACATTATAACGGAGAGTGCCAAATGGAAAATAAAACAGTAACAATATCAGAGCCCACATTCAAAAAATTAAGAGAACTTAAAAAGCTGGGCTTTAATGCTGGAGAAATGGATTCTTTTAGTAAAGCTTATCTGGCTTGTCTTCAGGATGAAGACAAACTTCAGGAATTAAACAATATTATATTTAATGAAAAAATAGCTCCTGAAGATCTGGATGATATCGCCCCGGCAGCTATCTGGGATGGTTTAGTAGGTTTTTTCGGGAAGTGCAAGGTTGTTATGATATCTTAGCTGATTTTGAAGATTTTGACCAGGACAAACAGGAAATAATAACAGAGCTTGTTTCCTGTTTTCCGGAACAATACCAGGATGATTATACTTTGTGGGGCTGCCGCGAAATTTTAATGCCTGGTGAAAACGCTGAAGACCTTCCCTTAATAACCATTATGAAAAGAAAAGCTTTTAAAAAATTTGATGCCTGGGTAGAACAGGAATTTAGAAAAAAAAATAAAGATGGCTGAAAACAAAATTATATTGTCTCTTGATGACCAGCAATTTATACAAAGGCTGCGCGCAAGTCTGGGTATCAGCAAATCTTTTGATGATTCAGTAAAGTCCTGGAAAAAAACTCTATCTGACGTCGATAAAGCTGCTCCTGGTAAATCAATTGGTGAGCTTAATAATCGTTTAGCTAATGCAAAAAAACAACTTGACTTTGCCGCTGTAGGAACCAAAGATTTTGAAAATGCCCTCCGTAGAGTTCAGGTTTTATCTGGGCATGTTAACAGAGCTCAGGAGCTCCACAATAAAACACTAAAACAGGCAGGGCTTCAGGCTTTTGCTTTCAGAGGTAATTTTTCCGCTGCTACAAATACCCTGATGAGCATGAACCAAATTGTTCAGGATTTACCATATGGTTTCAGGGGAATAGCGAATAATATTCAGATGGCATCTCAACAGGCTATTTATCTGGTACAATCAAGCGGCGGAGTAATTTCAGCATTCAAAGCTATTGGATCCGCTTTAATGGGGCCGGTTGGTGTTATGTTTGCAATATCCGCGGTTACATCAGCTCTGGATTATTACTCAATGTCCGCCAGTCGTAGCAGTACTGAAACAAAAAATCTTGCTCAGGAATCTCAGGAACTTAATGAAAGAATTAGGACACTGGCGGCTGGTTATGATGAACTTGCTGAGGGCAATGCAAGCTATAGAAAAGAACTTTATGCAACTGCTGTAGCAGAACAGGAGGCATTAATAGCAAGCATGCAAAATAAGCTTTCCAGAGGGGGCGTGGTTATCAAGGGAGACTTTATACCATATACAGGAGAGCAGGTACAGGAATATAAAAATATTATTACCCAGGCACAGGAAAAAATTAAATCCTTGTTAAGCCAGAGTAACAAATTTGTTGCACAAAACGTTGATCTCTTAAAAGGCTTGGCTAAAGCATCACTTGAGGGGGCAAGTGGTATTGAAAGGTTTGCACGCGCCAATAAATTAAGTCAGGGACAACTTGAAAACCTATCCAAACAATTAAGTGATTATCAGAAAAACATTACAGCTGTTGGCGGCGGTCTGGCTAAAGAACTTACACCTGGTCAACGTGAAATAGCTATTCGTCTTGGTATGCAAAATAAAGAAGTGGGTAAAGCCGTTAAGTCTTTGGATGATTATTTTGATTCGCTAAAGAATAAGGGAAAACAAACTCAGTCATTTCTCGAGAAAACGATTCAAACTGATGAAGAAATCCAGAAACAATTAAAAGAAATCCAGGTATTGCTGGATGCGGGGAATCTCTCAGAGCGTCATCGGATATTGTTGCTGTCAGAACAGATAAGGCTGAGAAGAGAGCTTAATTACGAGACAATAAAAAACACTCCCAATGCCAGGGGAGCTGATATAAATCTTGCCTCTACTAAAAAAGGGCTGGGCCAGTTCAGAATGACTACGGTTAACGAACCCGGCAAGCCAAGTATACAGGAAGCTGTTAAGCTATCCGGGGCTGAAATGGATGAAGTTCAATTTAAAGTTGATTTACTTTCAGCTTCTTTCCAGTCTTTAGGTGATTCAATAGTAGATGCAATGTTTGGAGCTAAAATTAGCATTGGTGAAGTGATTACTGAAATAGGCAAGCTTGCTGCTAAAATTGCTGTAACCGCTGGTATTAAAATGGGTCTTTCTTTTCTGTTTCCTTCCCTGGCTGCATTCTTTTCAGAAGGAGGTCTCAGCTCATCTCCTGCCAGGTTCGGTGTTGTTAGTCCTGATTCTTTTATTGGTGCCAAACAATTTGCAACCGGGGGATTTTCTTCAGTTACAGCATCAGGCGGCGGCATACCTGCAATACTGCATCCTGATGAAATGATACTTAATAAAAGACAGCAGACAAATTTATTTAATGCAATAAACTCTAACCGCATTGCGCAGAATTTATCACAGACTGTTAATGTTAAGCTGAGCGGTGAGATGGGATTCAGGGGTAAGGACTTCATTGTGAAATTTCAGCAGCTTCAGGATCAGGTAAACACAATATTATCGGGAGCCAGCTTTGATAGAGGTTAAACTCACAACAGTAGCTAAAGAAGCTCCCAGTAATCATCTTATACCGTCAACAGTCTATGATATAAGTAATGCTTTGCTTGATAACGAAATAACAATTGATAAAAGAGTTGAATTCGGCGGCGTGTTTAAGATGTCGGTAAGTAATTTTGATTTATCTTTTAAAGATTCCGGCGAAGCTGTATTTGACTTATTTAATTTAACGACACTTGAATTATACTACCTGGGCATACAGCTTATTGTTGATGGTGTGCCTGAATTTTGGGGATATGTTAATCCCGAATCTGTAGACAGAGATGAAATATCAGGAGATATTATTACTTGTACAGTGGTTAACTGGAGCAAAGTATTTGAAGATTACGAAACAGCCACAATACCTGCTCTTGCCACTTATGATATATCTCATTTTTTTACTGCCATATTAGGTGAAGCGTTCCTCCCCGGCGTTGATGTATATGTTGGTACTTTAATGCAAACCTTTGATATTACTGATTATAATTCTCTCCGCAGCAACGGAATGACTGTTAAAGATTTTGTGTTTGAACTTCAGAAAAATTATGGCGCTTTTATTTATTTCTCCCCTGATAAAAGATTGAAGTTTATTAACAGGGGGAGTAACATAAATGGCTCAAGCATTAATATAAGCAATGACATTGTAGAGGAAGAAGATAATAGCAGTAAAGAATTCCGTACGAGTGAGCTTGTCCTTAATAAGTATAATGCCATTCTTGCCAATGTTCAGGGTAACTGGTCGCTAAGCGGCGGAAGCTGGGTATTTTACGAAGGCTGGGCTCTGGCACAATGGGATGGATTTGATTATGTAGTTACTACCGGCATAAATGAAAGCCTGAGTAATATTCCAAAGGGAGTAAATTACTTAGATATCAGGCAGGATTTAACCTGGAATGGAAATTCTTTTGGTAAAAGTTTTATACACGTTTTATTTGCAGACAGGGATGCCGGAGACAGGTTTGAAGACTATAAGACAGTGCTTCGCAAGTGCCGTAAAAGAGTTTGCACAGTTAACAGGACTGACATTGATTTATTTTACCAGGTAAATTTTGGTACCGGTAAAGATTATATTGTATTAAATGCTGGCAAAAAAATTAAAGCTGGTACCATTGAGCTCGAACTGTTGGAACTCCCCTCATGAGCACTAACGTACTACATGGTACCGGCAAACCCCGGATTATTGTTATTGAAGATGCTTTATTTACGGATTCTGTTTCCGCTATATCAGCCGATGGCCTGGGTATAACAGTAAGCGGAGTTACTTTTAATAATAATCTGCTTAACAGGCTAATCCGCTGTGAAAATGCAACTGGTGATTTTACTTATGGCCGTTTAACTGCTTATTCAGAAGGTAATAGCAGAATATTTACAGATGCATGGAGCAATGGCAATCCAGCCCTTCCTACCGGTTTTATTATAAGCAGCTATGTAATTGATTTGCCTTACTGCCAGAGTTTGCAGGAAGCTTTCTCTCCGGATTTTCTGCCGCTTAAAAAGTTATTCAACACCGGCAAAAAAACAGCTAAGCTTAGAGGCTTTTACTACAGTGCTTTACTTGATTACAGCAGCTATGCAAGTAAAGAAATGATGATATTATTACAGAAAGTTTTTTCATCATTAAGGAATGAATTTTACTTCTATCCCAGAAGGGATAACATGAATATCAGTTACCTGGTTGAATTAGATCCTGAGACAGCCCTGGCAATAGCCCAGCTTCCTTTTCACCAGGGACACAAGCTTGTAAGTATTAAGCTGATGGGGCTGGAGAGATTAGAGCAGGTACCGTTAACGGAGTAGATATTTTTTAATTATGCGGGTGTGGCTGTGACCTCACCCTGCCCTCTCCTTGCTAAGGAGAGGGTTTTAATCGGGGTATTAAATCCCCCAGCCTTACGGCTGACCCCTTTACAAGGGGTAATTTTCATAAGAATATGGCAACATTTAATAAGTTTAATTCATTCGTGGAGGCGCTGGCAGAGAAGGTTCATAATCTTGGATCTGACCAGCTTAAAATTGCACTTACAAATACGTCGCCCTCTGCCGGTAATTCAATGCTGACTGATATTACTGAGATTGATTATACAAACTGCTCAACCCGCAATTTAACAAGAACATCATCAGCGCAAACAGGCGGCGTGTATAAGCTTGTTTTGGCTGACCTGGTACTAACTGCATCAGGAGCAGTAGGGCCTTTCCGGTATATTATCATTTATAATGATACGGCAATGAATGATGAGTTAATTGGCTGGTATGATTATGGCTCATCAATAACGCTGGGAGCCGGGGAGACTTTTACAATAGATTTTGATGGTACAAACGGAGTAATAACATTGCAGTAAGGGCGAAATATCTTTCGCCCCAACTAAAAATCAAAGGATATTATGGATGCAAGAAAAAATTTTGTAAGGGCAGATGTAAGTACCGGCTATGATGCTTCAGCTGTTTCAATTGTACTGGCAACAGGCAAAGGATCTATTTTCCCGGATCCGGCTACAGTCGGGGCATATAATATTGTCTGGAAAAGGAAAGATATGGCTGTTGATGAGGATAGTAATATTGAAATTGTGCGTGTGACTGCTTTAAGCGGCGATACCTTAACAATAATCCGCGGGCAAGAAGGCACTTTACCCAGCACAAAAAATGAAGCTGGAAAAGAGTATGAAGTTTTTATGGCAGCCACGGCAAAAATGTTTGATGATATAAATAGTGCCCTTAATTCAAAGCCAACAATTTTGATTGCATATAAAACAGCTAATCAAAATATTGTCTATAACACAACACCTCAGGACGATACGCATTTGCAATTAACAGTAGCTGAAAATAGTGTCTATCTTTTTGAATTATTTGTATTTGGCAATGCAAACACTAATAGCATTAAGATGGGATGGACATATCCGGCCGGTGCTGCTTTGTATGGTTATATGAATTTCACCGGATACATAACGGAAGACATAAGCGGAGATCATTATCCCATCGGGGGCGGTGCAGATATTCCCGCAATCGGTTCATGGGAGAGCGCGGGCGTTTGGTATTATGTATGGAGAGACACTTACCGAGATACTTTTAAACATATATCTGTTAAAGGAATTCTTACAACCAGCAATGCCGGGCTGCTGAAACTTAAATGGTCTCAATATACTTATTCGGGTTCCGCAACAGTTCTTAAACAAGGCTCTTATCTAAAATTAACAAAGGTTGCCTAATGTACGGTTCATTGTTATATGGTTCAGAGCCTTACGGAGATAAGGGAGGAAAGGCTTTACAGGCTTATACTCTTACAACTTCAGCAGCGGAATTTACATATTCAGCCTCAGATATCAGTATTACACGCGGCTGGGGAATAGATGTTGATCCGGCTTCATTCACTCTTACCGGCAGCGATATATTATTATTAAAAGATTCTTTATTACATGCTGATAAAGCTGATTACAGCCTGCAGGGTGTAAATGCTTTATTAAATCTTGGCAAAAGGATATCTGTCACTACCGGAAATTATTTATTAACCGGCGCCGGTATCACTGCTAATAAAGGATATAAGATACTGCTCTCCCCGGGAAGCTTTAACCTTACTTTATCACCGGCATCATTTATATATAACTACAGGTTTAAAGTTGAAAAGGTTGTTTATGAGCTGAAAGGTAACAGGGCGAAGCTTAACGGGAGGCTTGATTTGCCCGGAGCTCCGCGCATACAGATAGGCAGCTACTTCATTGATTTGCCTTTCTGCCAGCAGCTTACAGAAACTTATTTACCTGAATTCGGGCCGTCGAAAAAATTATTTACAACAGGCCGGATAACAAGAGAGCTTAAGGGCTTTTATTATGCTGCACAATTAGATTACAGCAGGTATGCAGAAAAGGAAATGCTGAAGTATGTTCAGAAATTATATCAGCTGAGAAATACATCATTCAGGCTATACCCCCGGAGTGACAGGCCGTATAATTACTTTAACTGCGAACTGGATGAAGAGAGCTTAGATATGGCTCAGCTGCCATTTCACCAGGCGCATAAAAATGTAATATTAAGATTCCGCGGACTTGACAGGTTTAAGCAGATAGATTTTGAAGGAGCATCAGCTCTAACAGATACACAATATATTCCAATACTTGACGGTGATGGAAACGCATTATTAGGAGGACTCTTATGAAAAATTTAATCAGTCTCCCTTCACCAAAGGGAGTACCCCGCAGGGGGGTAGGATTTGTTTTTGTTTTACTTGCCTGCTGCTTACTGCCTACTGCGTACTTGCTCGGACAGGGCGTAAAACTAACCGATACCGACTCGCTAACCAGGTATGATAAAAATTACCTGCTCCCGGCCGGGCAGATATCGGCAGAAGGTACCCGTATGGATTGGAAAAACATCCGCCTGGAAAATCTTCAGAAGATGATAAACCGGGATATAATATACCCGGAGATGTATACAGGTACCGGCATAGTAACAGACTGGACAGCAGCAATTACTACAGCTCTTATGATGGCAAGGGATTCAGGCAGAACATTAATATTTACCAGGCCTTATACTACAGCTAATAAAATCAGTATAGACCTGGCTGATAAAGATCTTTTTATTGATTTTGCAGGGGGAGCTAAGATTATTACTACAGCTGTAGTTGAAGTTAATGATATTGAGATTCAGGAGGCAGCAATAGAACTGCTAAACGGTCGTGATGTCTTAATCAAACATGCTGTAATAGCGGCCACAAACAACGGCTCTGTAAATTATCTGAATGGCCTGCTGGTTAAAAATTGCCGTAATGTTTTTTTAGAAGGAGTTGAAGTCACCGGTGCTCCGTTCGGCGGGGTTACAGTCAAACAAGCAGATTACCTTGCCGTTGAAAATTGCAAAATGAATAACAACCTTTATGCAGGCCTGATAGTTGAAAATGTGAAAGGTGGAATTATAACCGGGGGCGAATATTCATATAACGGGTTGACCTTGCCTGTAAATGGATATGGTATAACTCTCTATCACAGAGCCGGTATGGCTATTGACAACGAAGGATTTTTAATATCAGGTGTGAAAGCCTGGTATAATAAAAGAAAAGGAATTGATGTGCACGGCGGTGTTGCAGGTAAAGTAACCGGATGTCACGTAAAGGGCTTTGGTAATAGCGGAATATATGCTGTCAGCGAGGCGGGCAGTGACCCTGATGACCCTTCTGTTGTAGATACCTTGTGGCTAAAGCATGTCAAAGACTGGATTATTGCAGACAATACAATTGAAAATGATGCTGCCTGGTATAATGCAGAGTGTACGGCTGCCGGGGTGAATAATTTCAGCTCAGGAGCTGATGCGTGTGCTATATTCATTGGTTCTTTCGGCAATGGTGTCCCGTTATCGGCGGGAACATTTGTAGTGCATGACAATCTAATCCGTAAATGCAATGTAACATACAGCAGGGCGCATATATTAATATTTACAAACTGGGACGGAATTTACGCGCCTGATGCTATAAATATACATGACAATACCATTATAGATGCCGGGATAAACTTCCCGGGTGATGGCGTGATTCATATAGGTGGAATAAATCAGCCGAGCCTTATATCAATTCATAATAACCAAATAAACGGAACTTCACCTCTCGTTTTTTATACGAACGTCGGCAGCTCAGTTATTTTTGATAATAACAATATCGTCGGTTCCTTCAGTGATATATGGGATATTGGTTATGACCTGCCGCAAAAAACCAGCGATAATTTTTATAACGGAAAACCTCTGCCAAACCTGACTGCAAGAGACGCGGGATATGTTGATTACTCTGTAACAACAAGCAGCTCTTCTGTCACCTATGATATTATTAAAGTTGACGCAAACGAATATGATGGATGTATTGTCAATTGTAATATTACCATAACTACAGGGGCTTATAATCTTGCAGGCGTATATAATTATGCAGCTTATACCGGCAATGTTGCAGGGAGCATATTTACAGATGCCCAGGCAATTACAAGAACCGGGATAATATCAGATCCTTCGTTAAATCAGCCTTCCCTGTCATGGATTAATAATGGCACAAACAGAACGCTCAGGCTTACTTTATCAGCCAGCTATACAGGTTACCAGGTCAGCTGTAAAATTGCCGGATGGCGTCTTAAAATAAAAGGAGCTTAATTATGAAAAAAATAATTTTGTTATTCATCATTATGACCGCGCATATGTATGGACAGATATCGGTATATGATATCTTGAAAGATACGCTGCGGGTTAATAAAATTGCTTTTGGTTTTTACCTGGATACTGACTATGATGTTAATCTTTACAGGAACTCTGAGAATGTTTTGAAAACTGATGACACGCTTGAAGCGGCAGCGTTTAAGATAGGGGGTATTGAAGTTCTTTCGAGTGCAAGAGTATTAAAGAATATTACTCTGCCTAATATAAATTATTCAGTGGCGTGGAATGGTAATTTTTCGCCTGCATCTATGGATGCTGTTTATGATAAGATTGAAAGTCTTGGTATAACAACAAAAATAAGTGAATATAATGCGAGCAAAATATGGATGAGAGATAATATTTTTGAGGAGTGGTGGACAAACGGAAATGCTGCTTTGGCATTTAACTGGACAGGCTATAATCACGGAACCACGCAATTCCGCGATGCAGTTTTTTATGATGGTAAGAACAATCAGATTGTAACTTTCCAGGGTTCAACTCATTCAAGTATTTTCAATGGCAATATCGTTCTGGGAAGTAATGATATTACCGGTGATGATTTTACTTTTGATGATGGTACAGCTGATGCAGTTACATTTAATTCAGCTACAATAGGCAATATAAATCTTACAGGCTGGATGTCAGGCGCCAGCGATATAGATATCCGGCCGGCATCAGGATATAACGTTGCTTTTAATTGGCAAAATACAAACGGAGATATTTACCAATATAACGGTACAACTGTTGTGGCCAAAATTGAAGAAACAGGGGCAATATGGTCAGCCTCTACTGGCAGCTTTGGTGGGGCAGTAACAATCCCTGCTGAGGCATACTCAAGCTCGTGGAATGGTAAGCAGGAGGCAGCAACAAAGGATGCAGTATATGATAAAATTGAGTCACTTACTTTTTCTCCTGCTTTTTCATCAATAACCAGCGGGACTAATACCAGTGCTGCAATGGTTATAGGTACGGGGGCTTCATTATCTTATACTGGTACCGGTTCAATAAATGCCAGCCAATACCAGGGGAATACTTCAGTCAGTGCAACTGAGTTTTCATATCTTGACGGAGTGACTGATGCTATTCAAACACAGTTGAATACAAAGCCCTCCGCTTCCAATCCACTCTTTAGCGGGGTAATGTATTTCTCCGGCCAGGCAGACATAAGAGCTGCTGCCGGGCAGAGTATTGCCTTAGGCTGGGCACAAGGTGCCGATGCCCTGTATTTTTACGGCGGCGGTACCGGGGTAAAATTTTCTGTCGTCTCCGGCGCTGGTTATTTTTCCGATGCAGCCACTACCCGAAGTAACTTGGGAGCCGCTGCATCAAGTCATACTCATACAGTTTCAAATATAATCGGCTTGCAGGACGAACTTGACTCAATCTGGACTATGCTCAACTGTTTAAATGATGCACTCGGTAATCCATGTAATTAAGGAGTAAAAATGAAAATAATCTTTTTCTTATTAATTGTTATGGCCGGGCTGGCTGCTGGTCAGGATAAGAGCCAGCAGCTTAAAGAGCTTGAGAGGCGTATAGCGGTATTAGATTCATTGCAGATGATTAACTACTCAATGATACTCCGTATACCTGATGATAAGCAGCTTAGAGAGCTTGCCATTAAGGCCCGGGATATTAACCAGGAAAAACTTATTTATATAGACCTATTGAGGTCATTTACGCAGGAAAACGCAGATTCAACCAAAACGGATAAAAAACCGCCTCATTAGAGCCCTGTGGTGCCACGATCATAAAGCCCTGAATATATTTGCAAGCCCCCCAGCTGGCGCTAAATTAGGGGTAAAATCGGCCGGAAATCTTGTCAACCCGGGTGGAATGGAGGAAAGTCATTTGTTGCAGGTTCGGCGGTTATTTGTTTTGCGCCGGTTGTATGTGGGAAAAAGCTTTCCGGTTCCTGGACAAACAGGTTAATAAACATTATAGA